ACCGGATGGCCGCGCGCCCCCCCAGGTGCCGTACTACCATGCGCGCCACGTTTTGTCGTCATTCGCGAGTTGGGCCAATCACAGTGCGTCTGCCGCGTCTGTATATTTTGAACAACTTGGGCGCTAAGTTGTTGGGTGGTCTATAAAGGAAAGGACGATTGGCCCACTGTCTTTAACTCAAAATGCCTAAGCGGGATGCCCCATGGCGTTCAATGGCGGGAACGTCCAAGGTTAGTCGCAATGCCAATTATTCTCCTCGATCAGGCATTACCCAGAAGTCCAGCAAGGCCCAGGAATGGGTTAACAGGCCCATGTATAGGAAGCCCAGGATCTACCGGACGCTGAGGACGCCCGATGTGCCCAGAGGCTGTGAAGGGCCTTGCAAGGTCCAGTCTTATGAACAGCGCCACGACATCTCACATGTGGGCAAGGTCATGTGCATATCTGACGTGACACGTGGTAGTGGCATTACCCATCGTGTGGGTAAGCGTTTCTGTGTTAAGTCTGTGTATATATTAGGGAAGATATGGATGGACGAGAATATCAAGCTCAAGAACCACACGAACTGCGTCATGTTCTGGTTGGTCAGAGACCGTAGACCCTATGGCACGCCCATGGATTTTGGCCAGGTGTTCAACATGTTCGACAACGAGCCCAGTACTGCCACGGTTAAGAACGATCTGCGTGATCGTTACCAGGTCATGCACCGGTTCTACGCCAAGGTCACGGGTGGACAGTATGCCAGCAACGAGCAGGCGATTGTTAAGCGGTTCTGGAAGGTCAACAATCATGTGGTCTACAACCACCAGGAGGCTGGCAAGTACGAGAACCACACCGAGAACGCCCTGTTATTGTATATGGCATGTACTCATGCCTCTAACCCCGTGTATGCAACTCTGAAGATTCGAATCTATTTTTATGATTCGGTCACCAATTAATAAATATTGAATTTTATTGAGTGATTTTCCAGTACATGATTTACATATGGTCTGTCTGTCGCGAAACGAACAGCTCTAATTACATTGTTAATGGAAATCACGCCTAATTGATCTAAGTACATATTGACTAAGTGCCTAAACCTAAGCAAATAAGTCGTTCCAGAAGCTGTCGTCGATGTCGTCCAGACTTGGAAGTTCAGGTAAGCCTTGTGGAGATCCAACGCTCTCCTCAGGTTGTGGTTGAACCGTATCTGGATGTGGTATACTCGTGTCCTGGTGTATAGCATGTCCTCTACTCTGTATATTCTGAAATACAGGGGATTTTCTATCTCCCAGGTATACGCGCCATTCTCTGCCTGATGTGCAGTGATGGGTTCCCCTGTGCGTGAATCCATGTCCCCTGCAGTCGAGATGAACGTATATGGAGCACCCGCACTCTATATCAATGCGTCTCCTCCTGATGGCCCTCCTCTTGGCTTGCCTGTGTGCCTTCTTGATAGAGGGGGGCTGTGAGGGTGACGAAGATCGCATTCTTGATAGTCCAGTTCCTGAGTGATGAATTTTCCTCTTTGTCTAGGAAATCTTTATAGCTGGCACCCTCACCAGGATTGCAGAGCACGATTGCTGGGATGCCGCCTTTAATTTGAACTGGCTTTCCGTATTTGCAATTTGACTGCCAGTTTTTTTGGGCCCCCAGCAATTCTTTCCAGTGCTTTAGCTTTAGATAGTGCGGTGCGACGTCATCAATGACGTTATACTCCACGTCGTTTGAGTAGACCCGGTGATTGAAGTCTAAGTGTCCACTGAGATAGTTATGTGGGCCTAACGCACGAGCCCACATCGTCTTCCCTGTCCGTGAATCACCTTCGACTATGACACTTATAGGTCTCTCCGGCCGCGCAGCGGAACCCCTTCCAAAATAATCATCCGCCCATTCTTGCATCTCGTCCGGAACGTTAGTGAAAGAGGAGAGTGGAAACGGAGGGACCCACGGTTCCGGAGCCTTTGCGAATATTCTTTCGAGATTGGAGCGGATGTTATGATTCTGCAAGACGAAATCTTTTGGCTGTTCTTCTTTTAAAATCGCCATGGCAGATTGAACAGAATCTGCATTTAACGCCTTGGCATATGAATCATTAGCAGATTGGCAGCCTCCCCTAGCACTTCGTCCGTCGATCTGGAATTCTCCCCATTCCAGTGTATCTCCGTCCTTGTCGATGTAGGACTTGACGTCGGAGCTCGATTTAGCTCCCTGTATGTTCGGATGGAAATGTGCTGACCGTGTTGGGGAGACCAGATCGAAGAATCTGTTATTCGTGCAGTTGTACTTCCCTTCGAACTGTATGAGCACATGGAGATGAGGCTGCCCATTCTCATGAAGCTCTCTGCAGATTTTGATGAACTTTTTGTTTATCGGAGTATTTAGGTTTTGTAATTGTGAAAGTGCTTCTTCTTTGGTAAGAGAGCACTGGGGATAAGTGAGGAAATAGTTTTTGGCTTTAATTGAGAAAGAACCCTTTCGTGGCATTTTTGTAAATATGGGATGTTCCCCCGATTGCTCCTCGCTCAAAACTCTCTATGAATTGGGGGAACTGGGGGAACATTTATACTAGAACCCTCAATAGAACTCTCAATCTCGTTCGCACACGTGGCGGCCATCCGTTATAATATT